CTGCTGAAGCGACCGCGCCGATTGCCCCGGCCAGTGCCAGGAACACCTTGGGATTCCGCTGCGCCCACGCGCCGAACGCCTGAAGCGGCCCGAGAATGGCCTCAACGGCAGGCAGCAGGGCAGCGCCCACGCTTTCCTTGGTCTCCTCGAGCGCAATGCCCAGACCCTTGAACTTGCCCTGTGCGGTGTCGGCCGCAGCTGCCGCGTCGCCCTTGAAGGTCTTGGAGAGGATGCCAATGGCTTCCTCGGCCGTGGCGCCGTTCTTGATAAGCGTCTTCATGCGGGGGTCAAGAGCGTTGAGGCCCTTCAGGTTTCCCGCGTATGCCTTGCTCAAAGCCTCGGACACCTGGGCAAGCGGCTTGCCCGTGCCGGCGGCTACGTCAAGCGCAAGCCCTAGGCCCTTTTGAGCCGTTTCCAGATCACCAGTACCCCGGGCCAACGTGGCAAGCGCCGGGCGCAGCTCCTCGTCAGACACTGCAGCGGCCATTGACGTCTGGGTGATGTAGTCCTCAACTGCCGCCACCTGGTTCTTGGTGGCCTTGGTGCTGGTCGTCAGCGTTCGGGCCAGCTGCTCCTGAGCCGCCTGGTCAGCCATGGCGCCCTGGACGGCATCAAAGGCAGCGGCGCCCAGGGCAGCGACGGCAATGCCGGCGGGCACAGCGGCCCTCTTGATTGCGTATCCAGCCTTTTTGCCGGTCCCTTCGAGCTGGTTGAACTTTGCGATGCCACGGTCGATGCCGGTGCCGTTGAAGTCGGTGAGGATGGGGATTGTGATTGCCATTAGTCCACCAGCCCCTGAACGGTCTTTTCAGCCTCGCGCACCAGCTGCTCGATGCCCCTGTTGATTTGCGGCGCGTGCTTCTCGGCCAGCGGCCAGAGAACGCGGTCGTGCCGTGCCCTGATGTTGATGCCCAGCGGCTTGTTATTGCTCACGGTTTCAAACACCACGGCGGAAGGCGTGCCCTGAGACACATACAAGACCGCGTTCTTATCCCGGCGCGTCGAGGTCTTGACCTTCACGCCCGTTTTCACCTTGTTGATCTGCCAGGGGAAGATCGAAAACGCCTTTGGGGTCCATGACCGCGCCATACCCGACAGCGGCAGCTTCGGGTAAAGGGCCTTGGCCTCGGACACCATGGGTGCCACGACGTCCTTCGCGGCCTTGTTGAATTCCTTGCGGAACTCAGGGTCAACCCGGCGCAGCGCCTTGATTGTGTCCTTCACGCCCACAATCTCGGTTTTCACTGTCGCCGGCATCAGCGTTGGCTTTCTCTGATGATTTCCAAGACCGTGTTGAGGTCTTTCACTGTGAAGGGTACATCTGGGGGCCAGAAGCCTGTTTGCACCAGCACCAGGGCTAGAGCTCGGCTGACTGACCCCCGTCCGTAGGATTTGAGTCGGCAGGCTTGCCGTCGTCAATTACCTCGAGGTCCTCAACTTCGTCAAGGAACCCGTCAAACGTGTCTGCAACGGGTAGATCCTTAGACCGTGCCGCACTCCACGCCATGAATGCGATGTATTCCAGCCGGGGCGCCATTTGCAGCACCTGGGCGGAAACATTGAAATGACGCTCAAACGCCACGGTGTTCTTGATGCCCGCAATGTCCACAACGTAGGAACCTGACTTCGTAGTGAAGGCAATGTTCCCGTTTACTGCTGCTGAATCAGCCATCGTTTACCCCTTGTGATTGTTTACGGCGTGATGTCGCGCACCCAGGTGCCGCCCGAGAATGCCACTTCCATTACCTGCAGCTCGCCCACGGTGTAGGTCACAGGGTAGTTGGCGATCATGGTGTCGCTGATCGTCCACTCGGGGTTGTCGGCCGCAACGGCGCCAGCGTCCTTGCGAACGATGATTGCCGTGTCGCCGGCGCCCAGCTCGGCCGCGACAGTGGCCTCGACGCTGCTGGCCCCGTAGTCGACGTAAAGGGTGATGGTGCCCTCCACGGTCTGCAGGCCCCCGACCATGCGCTCGCCGCCGTCGCCAAACGCGGTCGACACAAGCGGGTTCTGGCCGAGGGTCAGCGTCACTGCTGAACACTGGTCTGCCAGCTGCACGCCGCCAATGGTCAGCGACGCCGGCTGGGAAAGGTAAGTCGTGGCCGCCATGGTGGCTAGCTCCTTTGGGTTCCGACCCGAACTGTCAGGTCATAGGTGGGAACTTCCTGCCCACCGATTTGCATGATTCCCGGGATGCCCCGGATGAGGCTGATGCCGCTGTTCATGATGGTGTCAGCCGTGGTAATGAGGTAGTCGACCGCATCGCTGTTGCCAGGCGGGGCGGCGAGCACCTTCACGCCGAACTCAATTTCGGCGATGTTGTTGTTGAAGCAGGTGAATGTCGGCGGATCGACCAGGACACTGATCGGCCGCGCATTGCGAACGTCAGTCACCACGGCCAGCCCCAATGCCTGCAGGGACGCCACCAGCGTCCCCTGAGCGGCCGCAAAGATGCCGGTGGCAGTCACGCTACCTGCGAACGGTTGACGCCCAGCAAACGGTTGATCTGGCCGTTAGACCCGAATGCGACCGGCGTGCCCATCTGCTCAAACGATGCGAATGAGTCGACTGAGCCGCGCTCGCGGTACAGACTGCCGGCGAACATGATGGTCCCGAGCTTGACGTCAGCACTGGGCACGGTGCTCAGGCTGTCGTAGTACCCGGCTTCCCGCCGGCGGCGGTAGGCGTAAGCGTTGGCCGCGTTGACGGCCGTGGTGATGAAAGCCGTGTCGTTGGCCGTTGCTGATGCGATGCCAAGCCACTCAACTACGTCTGCCGCGACAATCCACGTTGCCGTAGTCGTCCAGGTGAGCGTCCCGTCGACTGCCCCACGCGCAACGTCGGCGTGAGTCTTGTCGAACATCAGCTGGTTCAGGATGATCGTTTCGTAGTCGAAAAGGAAGTCGCCCTCGTCGTCCACGCCAACGAACAGGTGTGTTGGCACTGCCACCACGGTGTACGTGCCGTTCAGGGTCGCTCCAAGCCCTGCCAGCGTGACTGACTGCCCGGTACCAATGTCGGTCCCCTCCATGGTCTGAACAACAAGGAAGTTGTCAGTGACCTGGCGGTGTGTGATCGCATAGGTAGCCATGGGCAGTCAGTCAGCTAGTCAGGCTTAGACGAAGTTGGCCTTCACGAACTTCTCCGCATCCAGCATCTTGGCGGCGAAATATCCTCTGAAAGCGATCGTGCGCGACAGGTCGCTCGGGTTGTCGACCGACAGCGCACCCTTCTGCTGCTCGAACAGCTCGTAGCCGCTCGCATCGCCGATGATCAGGGTGTCGCCGTCAAAGTTGCGCGACATAACCACCTGCAGGCCCCAGGCGGTGCCGTTGCCCGTGCCGAACGACATACCGCCCAGCGCGTTCTGCGGGTTGACGGCCGGGAACATCGGGCGCTTGCTGTCGTCCGACAGGCGAACCATCTCGCCCCACATCCTTGGGTTGACGAACAGGTGGGTCGGGAAGTTGCCATTGGAGCCGGTCACGATGGTCTCGGCGGCCGTGGCGATCCAATCGGCCCAGTAGGACGGGTCGCCAACGTTGGCGAGGCCGAAGTTGTCGCTGTTGGTCACGCCGGTGCCCAGCGCGTCAGCCGCAACTTCCTCAGTCGCGCTGGCGTAGATCCGCGTCATGTCGTCAAGCAGGAAGCTGAGAACGGCCGGGTCGGTCCAGTCCAGATCCTGCTCACTGATGTTGACGTAGCCGCCGTAGGTGCCCTTGGTCACCTGAATGTCGTCCACCACAAACGTGCCAGCGGTCAGGGTGTCGAACTCAGCCGCCTGCTCGCCCATGCTGGTGTTGGTCACGACCTTCGGGCGGATAAACACCTTGCCGCCGGCGGGCATGGCGCGAACGCCAACAGCGTCACAGATCGGACGGTTGCCGACGAAGTTGTTGTAGACCGGCCCGAGGATCGGGGTCGGGATGATTCCCGGCGTGTCAGCCACGGCGACCTCGGGGGCCGCAGCGCGAACAGCGGTCTGCATCTTCTCGAACTCGTGACCGCCCTTGATCATGGCCGCGATGTACTCCACGGCCGACGGCAGCTGCGGCTTGGCGCTGGCGTACAGAATCGGGTTGGTCGGGATGGTGGCCTCGGCCTCGATGGGCTCGGCCTCGATCTTGGCCTCGGACATTTCCTCTAGCTCCTGCTCGGTGTTGTCGGTGTCCTGCTCCTGCTGCTCGTCGCCCGGGTCGGGGACGGTTGCGGCTACCTGAGTGATAACCGCTTCTTTGAACGCCGGACAGGCGACCAAAGAGAGCTCGACCAATGCCGCCTCAGTGACGGTCATAACCCCTTCGGGGTTGGTCGTAAACTTGATGGGGTGGGCGCCGACGCTCACGGCGTCATACGCGCCAGCCTTCAGCAGCGCCACGGCATCGCGGCTGGCCCTGGTGTCGGCAAGCGTGGCTTCGAACTCCAAGCCCTCATTGCCGTCCACCAGGGTGTCGACCACGCCGCGCAGCTGGGTCAAGTCATGGTTCTCGATCAGCTTTGCGGGCTTCTGGTCAACGTCGAACGCACCCCGGGAGAAACGGACCTGCTGCCCGTCCGAAACCGTCGCCACGGTGTCCCAAGGCACGGCGATCCCCGCGATGCGGGCAGGGCGATCGGCGTCCCCGGCCTCGGCGGTGATAAGCGTGCTGTCAGCGTTGAACCTGATCATGAATCCTGCTCCACGGTGTCGATTGGCATTTCCGCCGGCATTTCCTGAGTCGGGGTGAAGTCTTCGAGGTACTCGTCGATTGCGAACCGAACGTGACGGCCTCGGGGGAGAACGTCGTCCATCGACAGCCGCTCCTCAATCGCGTGAAGGATCGGGCGGGCACCAAACAGGATCAGATCCTGCCGGGCCTGCTGCGCGTTGGCGTAGGTCATACCCGACTGGTCAATCGCCAGCAGATAGGCGGGAATGTCCATGAGCCGTGACAGCTCCTTGGTCTGGTACTCCCGGCCCTCGACCAGCTGCAGCTTTGACGGGTCGACGTCAAACGATTCGAACGACACCAGCTCGTTCAGTGCGCCAATGGCGTTCGTGCGACGGTTAGCCGCCCAGGCAGCGGCCATCTCGCCCAGCTCCTCACCGCTCATGGGCTCACCGCCCTTCTGCTGCAGGTAGCCGGCGGCAATCTCGTTCGTGGCAAAACGCTCGGCCGACTGGTCAAGCCTCAGTGCGATCTGAATGGCCCGGCGCCCTGAATAGATGATCCCTTGCGATCCAGACA